GAGTGGTTCGGTATGCCGGATGATCTCGAGTTCAACGGCTTGCCGCTTGACGTCAGCAACGTCATCACGTTCCTGTCGCCCAACCAGGGCATCGTCTACGCAGGCCGCCGCGCCGTCGGCGTCTCACTCCGCCTCGATCAGGCCGCCGAACGCTTCTCCGCAACCGAAATCGCTGCCGGATACCTCCAGCAGACCAGCAACTCCGAGCCGATGTCGTCCGAAGAACTCGGCGAACTGGCCGCCGCCTGGGCAAACGCCCGCCGCGTCTCGGCGATCGGCGCACTCAACAGCGCCGTCGAGTGGAAAGAATTCTCGTCCGATCCAAGCAAATTGCAGCTGGTCGAGTCACGCAAATACCAGGCGCTCGAGATGGCCCGCCTGCTCGACATCCCTGGCTATCTCCTGGGCATTGACCAGTCCGGCATGACATACCAGAACGCGCAACAGTCCCGCCAAGACCTGATCCTGTTCGGAGCCCGCCCGATCCTGCACTCGATCCAAGAGCGCCTGTCAATGAACGACGTGCTGCCCAATGGCCGCCACGTCCAGTTTGACGTCGAGGAATACCTCGAGGAATTCATGGTTGAGTCGCCCGAGATCCAGCGCGAAGAACCAGCACCCGAACTATCCGAAGATGAAATGGAGCTTGAATGATCAAGTTCAACGCGGCTGTCGAGATCCTCGCAGCCAACCCAGACGACGAAGAATACGCCCCGAAAATTTCGGGTGTTGCCGTCCCGTGGAATGTCACCGCCACCGTTTCTGGCGGCCAGCAAGTCAAGTTTCTGCCCGGCTCGTTTGACGTCAACCAGAAGGCCGCCAAACTCGTCGAGAACCACGACTTGACGCAGCTTCGTGGTGTCGTCAACCGCTTGACCGACACCGCAACCGGGCTTGAGTTTGAAGCAACTCTCGCCGACACGCGGGCGAGTCGCGATGCTGTCGCGCTCCTCAAGTCCGGGGCATACGACTCCGTGTCCGTCGGGGCCAACCCGACCAAGTTCAAGTTCGACAAGCAAGGCGTCATGGTCGTCTCCAAGGCTGACCTGATCGAGCTGTCGCTTGTTGCCGTGCCCGCGTTTTCGGACGCGGTCATCACAGAAATCGCCGCCTCGGCCGACCCAGAGGACGACGAAAACCACCCACAAGACACCCCTCAGGAGGATCAAGTGTCAGAAGCAATCCAGGCCGAGGCCCCCGAGGCACCGGCAACCCACCCCGTCAGCCCGCTCGTCTACGCGACGGCCCGCAAGGAAGTTCCGCTGCCGACGGCAGTTGAATACCTTTCGGCGGCCATCGCCGGCGGCTCGGCATGGCACCAGATGCGCGAAGCCATCAAGGCCGCAGCGCCCGACGTCATCACCACCGACACGCCCGGCATCCTGCCGACGCCAATCCTCGGCCCGGTGTACAACAACTTCGTGGGCCGTCGCCCCGTCGTTGACGCGATCGGTGTCAAGGCAATGCCCGGTGGCGGCAAGGTGTTCATCCGTCCCGAAGTCACCACCCACACGTCGATGGCCGTTCAGTCCGCTGAGAACGCGGCGCTCCAGTCCGGCACCTTCGTGGTGTTCAACAACCAGGTGACGAAGGCCGCCTACGGTGGCTACGTCACGATCTCCGAGCAGGATCTCGACTGGACTGACCCGAACGTGCTGTCGCTCATCCTTGACGACATGGGCCGCATCTACGCGAACACGACCGACAACGTCGCAGCCGACAACCTTGCGTCGGGCGCAACGACCACGTCAAACTTCGCTTCTGCTTCGGCCAGCGATCCCGCCTACTGGGCATCGTGGATCGCCGCAGCAGCCACCACGATCCTCACGGCATCGAACGGCAACCTGCCGACCCACCTGTTCCTCGCACCCGGCATCTGGCAGGATCTGCTCGGCCTCAGCGACACCGCTGACCGCCCGCTGTTCCCGCAGATCGGCCCGATGAACGCCTTCGGACAGTTGACCCCCGGCTCAACCTCGGGCAACGCCTTCGGCCTCCAGGTCGTCGTTGACCGCAACTTCGCCTCAGGCACCCTCATCGTGGGCGACGCCTCCGGCTACGAAATTTTCGAGCAGCAGAAGGGCGCAATCTCGATCGACAACCCGTCGACGATCTCGCGCACCATCGCATGGCGCGGCTACTTCGCCACGCTCATGATCGACTCGTCGAAATTCGTCAAGGCCGCGTTCGTCTGATCCGCTGACCGTCTCACTTAGGAGCTCTGCACAATGGCCGTTTTCACCGTCACCCACACCCAACGGGTAGACGGCTACGCCATTGTGCAGACCCTAGAGACGACAGAAATTGGGATCGGCCAGTCGATCACCGTCGCAAGCACCACCGGCTTCAACGGCACCTTCACGGTGCTCGCTGTCCCGGTGTACTACTTCGAGGGCATTGACACCGAGGGCGACTTTGTCTACGACACCGACATCGTCATCACGAACCAGCTGCTGGTCGCTTCGGCTGGCAGCGACGTCGCTCGAGACTCAATGTCGGGCACCGTCACTTGGACAGAAACGTGCACATGGATCGTCGCAGCAGACGTTCTGTCGTGGCTCGGTATTTCCGTGGCTACCGCCAACGACACAACCTTCGTTGGGGTATGCACGGATGCCGCCAACGCTTGGGCCTACAAGGCACGGAAGATGGCTGGCTATCAAGGCGAGTCCCTCTCCACCGTGCCAAGTAGCGCCGTCAAGCTCGGCACGATCATGTACGCCGCGGCCCTGTACCGCGAACGCGGCTCGGTCGACTCGTTTGCGTCGTTTCAAGACATGGCGATCACCGCACCGACCGGCACGATGGGCCAGATCATGCGTCTGCTCGGCATACGCCGCAGCCAGGTGGCGTGATGCCCGCAACAGGCATTTTCGCTGAGTCCCGCACAGCTGTCGTCAACGCGCTCACCGCGCTCGGCCTCGCAGCTGTCACAGACCCGCGAAACGCCCGCCCGATGACCGTCCTGGTCAACCCGCCGACGTTCGACTCGTTCACCTACAACGTGGGCGACATCCGCTTCGATCTGCTAATCCTCGCCGCGCCACCCGGCAACCAAGACGCCGAGGACTACCTGATCACGACCGCCGACACCATCATGGCGTCGACAACCCTGGCCGTCACCGGCGGCCGCCCCGCCACCGTCACCGTTGGCGACCAAGTAATACCCGCCTACAACCTGACAGTCGCAATCGCGGCAAGGAGAAACTAACAATGGCAACACTCACGTTCCTGGGGAATGCGACTGTGAACCTGACCGTCGGCGCTCAGACCTACGACTTGTCAGACCAATGCAGCGCGGCCACCATCACCACCGGCTACGACGCCCTCGAGTCGACCGCGTTCGGCGACACCGGGCACAAGTTCACCAAAGGCTTGCAGTCCGTCGAAGTCAGCCTCACGCTGTTCAACAGCTACGGCGCAAACGAAGTCGAAGCAGCCCTCTATGACGCCGTCAACACCGGCAGCGCCACCCTGGTGATCAGCCCGTCGGGCACGACCGAGTCGTCGACGAACCCCGAGTACACGATCACCGGCTGCTTCCTCGAGTCGTTCACCCCGATCAACTCGACCGTCGGCGAGCTCTCCACCCAGGAAGTCACCTTCACCGGCGGCACCTGGGCCCGCGACATCACCTGATCTAACCCTCCAACCGTGCTAGGAGAACCATGAAAATCCAAATCAGCGTCGACACCGGCGAAGGAGCCAAGGTTGTCACCACGAACCTGTTCAACGTCGTCACCTGGGAACGCAAATTCAAGCGTCGCGCCGGTGACCTCGCAGCAGGCATCGGTGCCGAAGACCTCGCATTCCTCGCCTACGAAGCCAGCAAAACGGCAGGGATCACAGTCCCGCTCGTGTTTGACGACTACCTCAAAAAGATCGTCACACTCGACGTTGTGGCGGGCGATGACGCAAACCCTTCCCAAGTGGCACCTGGAGCCGAGGCCTAGCCGAACTTCTAGTCGCCACCGGGTACTGGCCGCCAGAGATCGAGTTCACATCTCGAGATCTGGCCACAGCCATCGAGATCATTAACAAGCAGCGCAAAGGAGGAAACCGATGAGTGTCACCGCCAGCACCGAAGTAGCGGGCGCTAAAGACGCCATCAAAGCCCTCCGCAAACTCGATCCAGAGCTCCGCAAACAGTTCAACCGAGACGCCAAACAAATCGTCGCCCCGATCGTTGAGGACGGCAAGAACGCTTACCCGCAGCAGCTGCTGTCGGGCATGGAACGCAACTGGACGCAACGCGGCAACAAAAAATTCCCGTACGACCCGAAGAAAGCCCGGTCGGGCGTCAAACACAAGGTCGACACGCGCCGCGACGCCCGATCCGTCATCAAAGTGACACAGTCAGATCCCGCGGCCACCATCGTCGAGTTTGCAGGCAAGAACGCCAACCCGCTTGGCACCGCACTCAACAAGTTCGGCCGCGTCGCCCGGTTCCTGTGGCCAGCAGCGGAAAAGAACCTGCCGAAAGTGCAGGCTGAAATGGAGCGTTCGGTGCTTGACGCCGCCCGCCGAGTCAGCAAGGAAATGTAAATGGCAATCAACATTCCCATCATTTCCGAGTTTGACGGCAAAGGCATCGACAAGGCAATCAAAGAGTTCAAGCAGCTCGAGACAGCCGGTGAGAAAGCCCAGTTCGCAATTAAGAAAGCCGCGATACCGGCAGCGGCCGCGCTTGGCGGCTTAGCAATCGCCGGTGCCGCCGCAGCCAAAGCGGCGATGGAAGATCAGAAGTCGTCGGCCGAGTTGGCGCGTCAGCTGAAGATCTCGACCCGCGCAACCGACGCCCAGGTCAACGCGACAGAGGACATGATCTCGTCGATGACGCTGGCCACCGGCGTTGCCGACACCGACCTTCGAAACGCCCTGTCTGTGCTTGCCCGCGGCATGGGCGAAACAGGCCTGGCCACCGAGAACCTGAAGCTGGCGATGGACATTTCGGCGGCCACCGGCAAAGACCTCACAAGCGTCTCAGATGCCCTTGCAAAGGCCTACAACGGCCAAACCACCGCCCTAGCCAAACTAGACCCATCCTTGAAGGGTTTGGTCAAGGAAGGCGCGTCGTTCAATGAGCTCGGCAAGATCATGCAGGAGACGTTCGGTGGGGCCGCAACCGCAGCTGCCGAAACAGCCGAGGGTCGGTTCAAGCGAATGCAGACCGCGATCGGCGAGGCTCAAGAGTCGATCGGCGCGGCCCTCATCCCTATCATCGAGAAACTGCTGCCATACCTCGAGGATCTCGCCAAGTTTGTCAGCGAAAACACCGACCTGATCGTTGCGTTGGGCGTCGGCTTCGGCGCAATCTCCGCGGCTGTGCTTCTCGCCAACGCAGCCATGAAAGCCTGGACAGTCATCCAGACCGCGGCCACAGTCGCCCAAAAAGCTTTCAACCTGGCTATGTCAGCCAACCCGATCGTCCTGGCCACCGCCGCCATCGTCGCCATCGGCGTCGCCGTCGTCGCGGCCTACAAGAAATTTGAGCCGTTCCGCGACATTGTTGACAGCATTGGCAAAGCACTTAAGGCCGCGTTCACCGGCACCGTCGACGCCATCAAAACAGCCGTCGGGGCATACCTCACCGTTTACAAAACGATGTTTAATACCATCGCCAAAGCCTGGAACAACACGATCGGCAAACTGTCGTTCAAGATCCCGTCGTGGGTGCCGGGGCTTGGCGGCAAAGGCTTCGACGTACCCAACATCCCAGAGCTTGCCAACGGCGGCCTCGTCATGCAGCCCACGCTCGCCCTGGTCGGCGAAGCAGGCCCAGAGGCCGTGGTGCCACTTGACCGCATGGGCCAGATGGGCGGCAACGTCACAATCAACGTCAACGGCGGCGACCCCAACGCAGTCGTCGACGCGCTCCGCCGCTACATGAGAATGAACGGATCCGTCCCGATCCGTATCGGAAACCAATACTGACATGGGCGCACCAGGCGTATACACCGTCCAATACGACGCCAACTTCCCCACCGGGCCATGGACAACCCTCAACAACGTCCAAGAAATCAACGTCCGGCAAGGCCGCGCCAACCAGCTCGACGCCTACAACGCATCAAGCGCCACAATCACCGTCCGATACCCCACCGGCTACGCCACACCTATCACCGCAATGGTGCCTGGCACCACAATCCAAATCCTGTCGCCAAACAACACGACTTACCCGTACAGCCTGTATCAGGGCAAAATCCGCAACGTCAGCGTTACCTACGGCAAACCCTACGTCTCAAGCGTCGGCAACGCCGACTATCTTGAGATCGAGGTCGAAGGTTATTTTGCGGAAGCGGCCCGAGCCAGCGGCCAAAGCTACGCAATGGCAGCCGGAACGCTCAGCGACCAAGTGGCGGCCATGAACACGCAGGCAGGCACTACGGCAGGGACGTGGGGCAGCCTGTACGGCGTCACGCCCAACATGGCGGCCACAACGATCAGCGGCACTTGGGGCGACTGGATGAACAGCGCCCTAGTCACCATTAACGGACGTATGTCGGACAGCGGCACGATTACCGTGAGGCCGTACTACACACTCGGCACCTGCACCGTCAACTTTTCCGACACAACCAACAACGCCACCAATCAGGTCTATTCTGACATCCGTTTCGACGCCCTCGCGGACAACTACTACACCCAAGTGTCAGTCGACCCCGAGTCGTACGCAATCCAAACAGTCACCAAAGCCGGAGCCATCAAGCCGTACCGAACGCTGACAGTCAACACGCTGAATGCCTCTACAAACCAGGCAGCCGACCTTGCCACGTTCCTGCTCAGCCAGTACGGGGCGCAGGAATTCGCCATCAGCCAGATCAGCTGCATCGCCGAGGCCCAAAACACATTCAAACTTGACAACCTTGGCCTGAGCGCCATGCCTGAATGCATTGGGGCAAAAGTCAATGTCACGTTTCGCGGCACGACCTACACCTGCATCATCGAAGGCGTCACGATCCACGCAACACCCGAAGGTGCCCGGTACACATACGACGTGTCAGGTGCCGACCTCAACAACTATCTCGTCCTTGGCGACGCCGTTTTTGGCAAACTAAACAACAACAAACTGGGGTACTAATGGCAGTTAAAACATTCACGACCGGCGAAGTCCTCACCGCCGCCGACACCAACACCTACCTAAACAACGGCGGCCTCGTTTGGATTAGTTCAACGACAGTCGGCTCGGCAGTCTCCACCGTGACGGTAACTAACGCGTTTTCTTCGACATACGACTCTTACCGAATCGTCGTTCGAGGCATAACCCCAACCGCGCAAGATTCATTCATGATTATGATGGGATCAGGCGCAACCACTAACCATTACTCCTCAATGTACTACGACCTCTATAGCGGCGGGTCAACTGGCACAGTACGAACCAGTAATACAGGCAAGATCTATTGCGCTCTAAACGAAAACGGAAACACAAACTCATCGTTCGCCATTGACGTTCACA